TTATCAAGCGATGCAGGGGCCGCGTTTGATTGGAATGACCAGGATTTATCAAAAATAAATACATTGGCCGGAAAGGAAATAGTAACGCCTGCAAATCCTGCTGCTGGGTATAATAAACTTTACTGTAAAGCCGATGATTTATGGTACACTCTGGACTCTGACGGAAATGAAATTGAGCTTGGTATTATATCTGCCGTAGATGGTGGAGTGGCTGATTCAAGCTATGCAGCAATAAGCATAAGCCCTTTAAGTGGGGGAATTGCAACAAGTTTTTAGGAGATAAAAATGGCAGTACAAATTCAGATAAGACACGATTCGGCAGCCGATTGGGGTTCTGAAGACCCAACTTTAGCTGATGGTGAGATAGGGTTTGAAACAGATACTGGAAAATTTAAAATAGGCGATGGCTCAACAGCGTGGAGTTCATTAACCTATTTTTGTGATAGAGATTATAATGATGAGCGGTATTTGATACCATATTACGGAGTTGCTTGGGATGAAAATGCTGACACTTATGCGAGAACTGGTAATTTAGCAGGCGTTTCTGTAAGCCAAACTTTAATTGACATGCTTCTTCCGATTCAGACAAAAATGCGGAGGTGTATTTTAAATGATTCGGGCGAGGTAGTTTATTATTTACACCCAAAGGACTCTACTAAAAAAGAGGATGGAGCCACAGCTTCTGATCTTACTGGTGGTGATGGACAAGTTATGGTAGAGATACCAGCCTTTTATTATAAATACGGATATTCAGGTACTGTTCATACTTGGGAAATATCACCTTTTCCTGCTGATGGATTTTCTTTACACCCTGCATTTATAAAAAATGGTGAAAATGTTGCATATCGTTATATAGGAGCTTATGAAGGTATAGGATATGATGACGGAACAAGTACTTATTTTGATGGTGATGATGTAGGAGATACTAAAACGCAATGGCCTGGTGGTACTGTAATAGACACAGCTAATGATAAACTTGGTAGTGTAAGCGGGAAAGCACCCTTAATGAATGAAACAAGAGATGAATTTAGAAGCATTGCAAGTAATAGAGGAACAGGCTGGAGACAACAGGATTATGATTTAGTGTCTGCTATACAGTTATTATATCTTATTGAATATGCAGACTGGTATTCTCAATCAATGATAGGTATGGGTAGAACAGAAATTGTCGGTGGCACTTGGCAAAAAGATAGTTATATAGGTATTACGGGAAAATCAAATGGAGACGGCAATGCAACTGCTAATACAGGTGGCAATACAAATGATGCTTATATGTCATATAGAGGCATTGAGAATTTTTTTGGGAATATCTGGAAATTTGTTGATGGGATAAATATAAATAACAACGTTCCGTATGTTTGTAATATTGATACTGATTTTGCAGATGATACAGTAGCTAATTACACTGATTTAGGGGTAACGCTTGTTGCGGCTGATGGTTATCAAAAATATTTAGAACAACAGAGTAGAGGATTTTTACCAGCCTCTATAGGAGGTGAATCAAATACATATATTACAGATTATTATTATCAAAGTTCCGGTTGGAGGGTTGGTCTGCTCGGCGGGAGTGCGAATGATGGGGCGAAGGCTGGGTTTGCTTGTTGGTATCTGAGTAGTTCGTCGGGTGATGATATTGTGCATATCGGCGGCCGGCTCTGTTTTTAAGGAAAAATTATGAAAGAAGGGTTTTTATATTTGTATTGGAAGGTTGGTATACTCAGCAGGAATGCGAATAATGGAGCGAAAGCTAGGTTTACTTATTGGAATCTGAATAATTCGTCAGGTAATGATAATGTGAATATCAGCAGCCAGTTCAGCTTATATAATTTTAAAAATATAAAAACCTTGCCTCTTGGCAAAATATAAATAATGTCTCATAAAGTATTGGTAGGGAAACCGAAGGTTCTGAGACAAATAAGCAGAATATGAAAAGATACAATAATTTATACCCAAAAATATATGATATGGAAAATATTAAATTAGCACACAAAAATGCAAAAAAAGGGAAATCCCATTATTCAGAAGTAAAGATGGTAGAAGCTGAGCCAGATAAATATTTCAAAGCTATACAAAAAATGTTAAAAAACAAAACATTCAAAAATTCAAATTATGAAATGTTTATTAAAATAGACAAAGGAAAGAGAAGAGAAATATTTAAACTTCCTTATTTTCCCGATAGAATTATTCATCATTGTATTATGAATATTTTAGAACCTATTTGGATGAAGACTCTAATAACAGATACATATTCTTCTTTGAAAAATCGAGGTATTCACAGAGGGGTTAAGAGAATTAAAAAGGCTTTAAAGGATAAAGAAACTACAAAATATTGCTTAAAAATGGATGTTAAAAAATTTTATCCTTCTATTGACCATAATATTTTAAAAATAATTATTAGAAAGAAGATAAAAGATAAGAATTTATTATGGCTTCTTGATAAGATTATTAATTCTGCAAAAGGTGTGCCTATTGGGAATTATTTAAGTCAATATTTTGGTAATTTATATTTATCAGGATTAGACCATTGGGCGAAAGAAGAAAAAAGATGCAAATATTATTTTCGCTATTGCGATGATATTGTAATTTTGCATTCTAATAAACAATATTTATCTTGTCTAAGAAAGGATATTTCTATATATTTAAAGTTAAAATTAAATCTCGTCTTAAAAGAAAATTGGCAAATTTTTCCTGTGGGTATAAGGGGCATTGATTTTCTTGGATATAGATTTTTTCATGACTATACTCTTTTAAGAAAAAGAATTGCTAATCGGTTTAAAAAAAGAATGAAAGAAGTAAAGGAGAAGCACAGAAAGTTAAGTCTGATTAATATATTGAGTAAAGTTATGAGTTATTATGGTTGGATGAAATATGCAAATTGTTATAGATTGCAGAATAAATATATTGATAAGGATATAAAAAATATAATAACCACTTTGTGCACAAGAAATAAATTGCATAATCCAACAAAATATATTTAGGAGAAGAATAATGAAAGCAAACGCAAATCATAAACCTGAACGATTTACAAAGTCTCATGGCAAACTATTTTATAATTACAATATAATACAATCAAAGGAAATAGAGAAGGAAGAGGCATCTTTTAATTATGAATATGTTGAAGTGCTAGATAAAGAGAAGGCTTCAATAATTAATGCGATAATGCGGGCTAAATATACCATAAATGATGAGATAGCTTTAATCAATAATAAATTTAGAGGTGAAGCAAAAGACTTAACAGATTATGATGATTATCAGGCTGAGAGAATCAGGGTAAAGGAAATAGCTAACACGACAGCGGCGGACATAAAATGACAAAAATATACACGGCAACATATCAGAAATTTAAAGCATTAACAGAATCACAGCTTGAGTTGTTGCAAACGAAGGTTCAGCAGATATAAAAATTTAGAATTAAGGAGGCATTAATGGAATTAAATTTAAATCAAGCTTTAAAGAATTTAGACGGGACGGAAATCGTAGGCAACCCAAAGAAAGGGGAAGAAGTTGGTGAAGTATTTACCTTAAAAATGGCTTGTGCAAATGCTTTGCTCGGGATGTATAAGGGAGAAGAGAATTTGTCTGGTGATAAAAAGGCCAAACGATGTCATTTGGCGATGAAGATTTATGATTCAAAGGGGATAATTGACTTGCCGATTGACGACATCAAGCTGCTAAAGGATTTGATAGGAAAAAATCCATCGTCCCTTATCGTAGGCCAGGCGTATGATATTTTAGACCCGCCTAAGCAGGAAGTTAAGAAGACTACGGTCAAGGATAGAAAGGGCAAAAAATAAGCATAAATTTAATTGATCTATAGGAGCTTGGAATGCCTAAAACCTTAAAACAACAGCTTGAAAATAGACTTAATAATTTATCCTGGCTATCCGTGAAAAGAGCCAAGGGTGATGAAAGCGTTGCTGTCCGTGAAGATATAAAGAAAACGACAAAAGAGATCGCAGAGATTACAGCAGAGATGAGTGGTTATGATGAGGATGACGAACCCGCGATATGGACGCCCAACTTTCCGGATAGGAAGGAAATCCTATCTCTAAAGCCCTTCCCTGAGTACAGTATTCATTATATGGGGCTGGCGGGTTGGGCGTACAGGAACATTGACACGGATCCCGATATGGTTTATCAACAAATATACGAGCT